CACGAACAGTGATGCAGCCAACACCGTTTACGACTTCGTTTTCGTTATTATCTTCGGAGTCGTCAGGCTCTTGAAAGTCCATCATGCCAGCGTTACGGGCAGACAGATAAGCTTCGATTTCTTGGAAAGCTGCTTTAGAGACAAGATGGGGGCGGTTTCGCAGGGAAGCGGTAAGCCGCAAAAGTTTGTGTTTATTCATACTGCTCCTTATGCGGCGTTTTCATTGTTTCCTGTACTGGCGTCCTTTGCTCCCGGCTTCTTGGCGGTGCCTTCCCCAGCCGTCTGCATGCCCTCACCCGCGTTGCTAGAATCCATCGTAAACTCAAGATCATCAATCTTAGTATCTTCAGGGAATTCTTCAACACCGATAGCCCTTCGCAGTCTGTTGACAGTCGGGATATCTTTGACGAACAACCCTACAGATGCTCCCCGTTGCGTCAACTTACCAAGCTCGTCAGCAGACATTTCTGAGATGTCGCCCGGAACAAACTTAGGTAGCCGCTCAAGGTTCCAGCCATTCAAACTGAACAGTTGCGGGATGAGGTCGTTGTTGAGGACATCGGCGATTTCATTCAAGCGATGACTCATTGCCAACGACACGAGGTTCGTGTTAGAATCTGCCAAAGAGAACGAACCAAGATCACCAGCATCTTTCAGAATGTCAACACCTAACGCGGCGTAGATTTCATCTTGATAACGCTTAATAACTTGATCGATATTTGCACCGTTAATACCCTTCTTCTCAAGAAGGGACAGGTCAAACATATCGTTGCCTTTTTCGTCAAGGCGACGTGGGAAGATGATGCCTTTGTTCGTACCAGCTTGAATAGTGTCCAGCAGCTTTTGGCAAGCCTGATAAACAGCTTTCATATCCTCTGGTGCGTCTGCTGCCATGAACTCTGGCGGAAGCTTAATGAGCGGAAGCCCGTTTGCCTCCTTAGCAATACCAAGCAATTCTTGATCACGCAGCATATCAAGCTGCTTCCACGCCTTGTACGCCCCCTTAAGGATAGAGTTACCTGTCGGATCACCCTTCGTAGCATCGGCTGTAAACAGCATGAACTTTTCACGTTTCATAGGAATAAGACCATGCTCATTTGCTTGATTCATGAACATTGCACCGTGCTCAAGATTAGCAATCGATTGCTCACATCCGAGCAGATCACGCCCGTCTTCAGAGAAAGTCCAACGCGCAATAGTGTCTTGACCGCGAGGAGAGATTTTGCGCAGCCCAACAAGGCCGTCGTCAAATTTCGACCCATTCTTGCGCAGGCGACGCCGATACACTTTTTCCTCTACGGCGAAGCCGAAAGGGAGGTAGGTGATAACGTCGGAAAGGAATGCGGCCCAGCTATGCTCCATGTCATCCATACAAGATTGTACAAACTTGGCACGCTGTTTATCTTGTTCTGTGGCGCCCTCTGGAGGATGTACTGACCATTTCACGCGGGAGAGAAGCATTCTGTAAGTGTTGAATGCTGATGCAATCACTGCATCGTTCATCATCTCGCGGACTGTACGATAGAAATTTGGGTGGTGGAATGCGCGCTGGGGATCGTCAATCACTTTCCCCCACACGGTGCGCAGCCCTACGAAGCCGCTTTCACCCAGTTGTAGACGTGGAACAGGCACGCCGTCATCAGCCGCAAGAGCAGCAGCCGAATTGTCTTTTGGCTTTTTAGCTGCCATTTGTGCTCCTTTTTATTTACTAAAACGAATAGTAACATGAGATAACATTGTTGTCAAATTTGTGCCACTATTCGGATTTTTGTGTTATTATAGGGAGGGGATTGGGGATGGTTGAGTGAATACTGCCATCGAGAAGACTGGCATGACCGTCTGCCTAGCAAGATTATTGAAGGCAGAACTGGTAGCATCAACTTGGTCGTCAACATTTTTCCGCTCCCCTGAGAAAAAGCAGACTTCATCAAACCAAGCCCTGTTCCAGTCACCTTTTACAATCTTGACGCACTTATTATTTGCAACACTAGCAAAAGGGTTGAATCTTGTTACTTTATTGCTGTGGGGGTTTACGCCTTCTGTGCGAACGCTGATTCCGTGTGATGCTAAAAATGTCACATAAAATTTATTCGCAACCTTACCAGCTTGTCCCGGATCGCAAGGAATGATTTGTGTCACATCTAGTCCATCGTGAAGTGCAGTCTCCTTAATCCCTTTCAACACACCATCAATCTGTTTTTGAAATCTTACGACATCTTCTATGTAGAAGTTGCCGAATGCATCCTTAGACATAAGAACACCAGCAGTCCAGTCGCATCTAAAGCTGTTCGCCTCGTTTGGCACTGAACTCGCTAAGTCCCATGCTCTGAATTTACCTACAGGGTTGATTGGGGGATGGTCCACAATTTCAAAAAGGTCTTCTGTGACCATAGAGCTTCCTAGAACCTCAGCATCCCAAGAGCCATAAAGAAGACGCAACTGGTTTACACGAGGTTGTGAAAGCAGACGACCGACGTATCCGGGGTCGGTCTTAAGAAGGGCTGGGTTGTCATAGCA